CCACCTACTAATTATTACCACCACCACTATTATTAATTACTATTACTACCACCACCTCCGCCCTTGTCGCCAAGTTGCCGCCGCAGGTCGGCTTTCTCACTCACGCCCGCGAATGGCACGCTAGGGCAGACCCTTTGCTCAAACCACGAGTAAAAGCACGGTTTTCCCTTCCCAAGCATTTCGATGCAGAGCCCCTCCCAGTGACCACTGGGGGCCCGCTGTTCGCGGGTTTTCACCCCGTTGTGCCGGACAACGGGTATTATAACTTTCTTGCCGCTTTCCGGAAGCGGTGTAATTACTTTTGCGCTGAGCGCGCTTCTCCGCAGATCATTTCTCGATCTACGGAGCTCATTTCTTTGTTGGCCCCACAGCCTTTACCCTCTTTTGAATGGACTTCCGAGCTCTTTGAAGCTTGGCTCGTCAAATTTGGTCCCGAGAAGCAAGCCCGTATGAGGGCTGCGGTCGAGTTGTTTCCGACCGCCACTTTGAAGGACTATTCCAGCAAGGAGATTTTCGTCAAGACGGAAGCCTTGCTGGTTCAACATAAGCCCAACTGGGCCCCACGAGTCATCTACAAAGGCACGGACATCTATAACGCTCTTTCTGGTCCACTCTTTTGCGAGTTGATGTCACGCCTGGATGCGTGCTTCAACCGCATGGATGGAAAATATCGCTTCAAGGCGGCCTATAAAAAGACCCCTGAAGTTTACACTCCTTTTGTCAGTGGTGGCAGCGGGGAATTCATTGAGTGCGATTTTAGCGCCAATGACATGAAGCAATGCTCTGACGTAATGCTTCTTGAGATAATGTTGATGCGCCGTTTGGGTTGCCCTGAATGGTTCATCCGCTTACACAGCAAAACTAACCATTTTGTTGTGTCCAACAAGAAGCACGGCGTCCGGGCCGAGCTGGACAATCAACTCCCCACTGGTGCCACTGACACCACTTTCCGGAACACGTTTTGGAATGCGTGCATTCTTTTCGCATTCCTCAACGCGCAACGCGCCACTCGTTGCAACGCTCTTTTGCTCGGCGACGACATGCTTGCCCGCATTGAGGGTCTTGGGAGATACGCTGCCAAGACGTACCAGGGGATATCCAGTGAGGCGAAAATGGACGCCAAGGTCAAGCGCTTTCGGGGGCTTGTCAACTGTTCATTTCTCAGCAAGCTGTTTATCCCTCGGCCTTCCCAACCAGTGACGCACCTCACGGTCCCACTGCTTGGTAAGGCCCTGGCACGTTTTAACATGCGTGCCAACCTCAATGCCGGTGTGTCTGACCCGGCATACTTCATGGGTAAAGCCTTAGGCTATGCCTATGAATTTCGCTTCGTGCCCTGTTTGCGGGACATATTCTTAGAACGTTTCAGTATCCAACTGGAGCGTTTCTCTGAGGACCGCAAAATGCTCAAAGCCGCCGGC